TCGTTGGGTAGCTCCAATTCAAAAGACATATAGGTACTTATAGATTTCTCACTATTATAGTATGCTCCTATACTTATGTTTTCAACTTGGCACTTAGCATGAGGGTGTATCTCATTATAATCTGCTACCATTCCCGTGTGTAATGAGGCTGCTAATAATATAGATAAGCAACTCATTCTAGTCTCGATATGTTATCTTCTTTGATAACATCTATTTTAGCAAGCAACGGGTGTGTCCAACCATGCGATACTATATATGTATTTAATTGTTCCTGTAATAGAATTTCTACTAATTTTTCTCTGCCCTGATCATCAAGTACAGCTATAACTTCATCAAGAAACAGCGTATTTATTCTTGAACTAGAAATACTACTCATTAATTTTCTTATTGCAAGAAGTGTAGATGTATTAACTCGTGCTAATTCTCCGCTACTTAAAGCTAGAATATCTACTATCTTACTGTTGTCTGTAATTTCCACATTCAACTTATCATTTGTAACAACGAATCCGAGACTGAAACGACCATCTGAAAGTTCCGCGAGGTATTCATTCGTTAGTTGTTCGAGATCTTTTACAAGGTTCTCTATCTTGTATGCGAGAAGTCCATTTGTGGAAAAAGCTTTTTTAAGTATTTCCATATAGGTAGCTCGCTCTTCAACTTTACCCAACGCTGCGACAATTTCTTCAAGTTCTTTCTCCATACTATCCGTTTGTTCTTGAATTATCTCAAGCCGAGTATTATGGCGTTCCGCCTTCATGTTTTGAGCAGATATTTTCTGTATCTCATTTGATAAAGAGGAAATCTTGGAAGAAAGTTCGTCAATCTCATGGGAGAGGTAATCTCCGTCTAAAATTGTAGAAGGTAACAAACTATCCCAACGGCGAATAGCTTCTTCAAAGTCATTCTGCACTTGATCTCTTTCTCGAACCTTCTCATTGTGCTCCCTGTCGTACTCAATTTCTTTCTCTAAATAAGCTTTATCTGTGTCTGCTTTATGCCAAACAAGGTTATATCCATCTTTTATCCTGTCTTGAACTGTCTTTTTTATACTCTGTTCACAAGTCGGACAATTACCTGATAAATCGGATAACTTCTCTAAGTGTGTTTCTGCAAAGAGCAAGTTGGCATTTAATGTGCCAAGTGTCTCCGATTTAGCGTCAAGATCAATCTTATCACCTATGTATAGTCTCTCTGGAACATTCTCAAGTCTATCTATCGCTTGTTTATAAAAATTATTATCTATAATCTTTTTGTTTTTCTCAGAGATTTTTTCAAAATCGTTTCGTAACTGCCTTAGTCTCTTTTCATCTGTTGATGAATATATTGGTAAAGTTTTTATCTCTAGTACATTAGTAGTCTCGAGTTTATTTTCATCTAACCATTTTACTATCGTATCAGACTTACTCTCTAGACTATTAATTTGTAACTGTACTACTCTTGCTTGTGCCTTGAAGATTTCAAAGAACTCTACATACTCATCTAATTTGAGAAGTTCTATTAGAAACTTCTTACGATTTGTGTCCGTAGCAGTTAGAAACTGTAGACTCATATTTGTATTTTGATATACAAGTTGAGTGAATGTTTTAAAATCAAGTCCAAGTAGATTTTGTACTGTTTTATATGTGTTGGTAGCTGTGTGAGAAGAAATGTCTTTTCCATTCTCATAGAGCTTACACTTGATACCCGCCTTACGGACTACATCAATTACATATTCACCATCATCAACTTCAAACTCGAGGTTAATGTGATAACCTTTATTTATAAATCGATTCTGTATCTCTTGTTTTTTAATGCCCTTTGAGTTCTTATTGAAAAGAACTTCCTCTAATATAAGAGGTATACTAGACTTTCCCTGCCCGTTAGTACCGACAAGTTGCGTAAGGTTGCTGTCTGCTAGATCAAGGGTATTTCCTTCTCCGTAGCTAAAACAGTTATCCCAACGTAGCGTTTTTAGAGTAATCACTAAACACTCCCATTATGTTTTGTATTTTATCTTCTGGTAGATTAAGAATTGCTGTAAAATATTCTATTAATTCTTCATCTATCGTCATGTCTTTTAAGTTTAAAGTAGATTCACTACTTCGTTTTACTACTTTCTTATCCAGTAACTCAGAGTTCTTGACTGTTGCCAAATCTGCTACATCTCCTTCTATCTCATAGATTGTATGATGATAGTCAGTTGGTATCATGTCTTTTTCGTCTGTTATTGTTTTTCTAAGTAGCTGTGGTAGATCAAACTCATGCCAAGTCCAATCTTCTCCTTCTATTAGAAGGTATCCTGTTTTAACTATCTCTCTATGAAAAGAAGTAGTCATTGGGCTGCCGGGATAGACAATGTTTCCTTGAGTATTACTGTGAGCATGAAGATCACCAGCATATACAACAGGGAATTCCTTAAATCTATCTAAGTCGACCTCAGGGGTTACGTGCGGAGGTATTTCACCCCGCACGTGGGTATAAAGAGGTTTATCAGTATTACACTTCTCAATACCTCCTTTTCTATGCAAATCTGCATAGGGGAGTATTGTTCCAAAATCAAATTCAGTTGTCTTGTCAATTATCTCAACAAGTGGATTTATATCTTGAGTTGCTCTCTTTAAGTTTGAAAAGAATGTTTTGTTCTTCTTTGTTGCCTCATGGTTTCCATCATAAATATATGTTGGAATACTAACTCCTCCGACAAAGTCAAAGTATAACGTTAGTTCGTCCATTGTTGGTACTCTATCAAAAAGGTCACCGCCGATTATATGTATATCAGCCGTTTTTTCGATTTCGCGTATTTCTTCAAAGAATAGTTCAAATCTTGAACACGCCCACGGCAAGGGTACATTCTTTTGCCCTAGCTTTATATGCCAGTCTGCCGTAAATAAAATCATCCTACGAATCCATCGCCCCATTGCCAGTCACACCCTGTGAGTCCGCCAGCTTTAAGAGCCAATAGAGTTCTTAGTATTTCTTTTGCATTTCTGCCTGTGTCAAGCGCATTAACTGATATATGCTGTATAATTCCCTTTGGATCAATTATAAAAGTTGCTCTATAGCATACTCCGTTGTCCCAATCAACTATACCACATTCTTCAGCTAAATGTAATCCACAGTCTGCAGCTAACGGATGGTTTATGTTCGTTATTAAGCTGCCTTCTTGTTGTTTCCATGCTAGTTTACAGTATTCATTGTCTCCACTGATTCCTATAACCGTTGCATCTTCTACCATCATATCCATAGCTTTTATTTCTGTTGGACATATAAAGGTAAAATCTTTTGGATAAAAATAAACAACAGCCCAGTCATTTGCAATACTGGCTGTACTAATATTTACGAATCCGTTGTGTTCTCCAACTCCATTTAAATCAAATAGAGGAAATTTGCATCCTACTGATAACATGTCGCTCCCCTAAGATAGTTTGAATTCTGAACTAACTTCATCAGGTGTTTCATTCCCTGCTGGAGTAGTTACTCGTTGAAGTAACTCTAGCTGAGCATCTGAAGTAGGTCTAGGAAGTACGTCGTCCATTGAACGAAGTTCTGCTATCTTTGCTTGTTCTGCTTCTGTTAAAGCTCTATTTTTGCACTTTAATGCTTGAAGTCTATATTCAACATTAAAAGCCATTGGTCCAGTTTTTACTCTTTGAAAGTAAACATCCCAACCTTTTTCTGGATCAGTTGGATCGCCGAGGTCTTCAGCTGCCGTCATTATCTGTTCCATTAGTTTTTTCTTAAGGTTTAACACCTTAACATTTCCATCTTTTGGATCTATGCATTGTATTGCATATGCCCAGCCACATTTGATTTCAGGAAAAAAATCACGAACGTAATCTTTATCTTGGTTGTTAAATGTTTCTGTTGCTCTATCGAAAGATAGACATTCCATAGGAATATTCTTACCATTTTCGCCTTTTATCCAATAGACATATCTTGGTAGTAGATCACCTACCATACGGAGTACGTTATCTCCAGTTATATAAACGTATTGATCAATTTTGTTTTTTATAGCACTGCCTTGTGCTTGGTTAAATTTAATAGCCATTATTTTTCTCTTTTATTTTAGCGTCTTCAAACTTAAAGTGGAGTATTCCATCTTTCATAGTGAGAAGTCTGTTGTTGTCGAAAATCTCCTCTAAAAAGGGGAGATTAATTAGTTGTAAGGAGGTATCTCCTGTTTTTTTGTAATCCATATAATTGCGGTAAGAGGCTGCTCCTACATACTCCGCACACTCTCGATTAGTATACTTAGTTCTTTCTACTAATAGCTTCTCTGGATTAATAAGAAAACTATATCCCTCAAAACTTTGACCGTAATACTTATATGTTGGATCTTTATGATTCTGCGGAATGCGTTTGTTGTATGTTAGCATATGAATAAGCAACATAATCTTATTTGCATCAGACTGAGTGGTTTGTAATATTTTTTCCCAATTATATTTTATCATTATATTATATCAAAATTTAAGATTCTTGTCAAGTAGTATTTTTTGGAGGTTATTATAGGGTTGACACTTCATAGCCCTGTTTAAGGTAGTAGCCAAGTCGTGCATTAGCTTGTCGTTTTGCAGTATTCCCTATTAAATGAACATCCACCACAGTTGGTTGCTTTTTATCGTCATAATTACGAATAATTCTACCAATTAACTGTGTAAGTAAAGGTTCGTTATTCACTGGTGTACCAAGAATTAAACAACTAAGAACATCTAAAGATATGCCTTCCGAGAAAATACTTTGAGTACCATACAGTATATTTTTATCCTCAAAAATTTGTTTAATTATGTCTGGTCTTTCTTCGTGTGGGACTGCTCCCGTTACACAAACTGCATCATCGCCAGTGAGTCTCGCGCAGCTTTTTAAGAAGTCTACTCTATCAGATACCACTAATACTTTATGTCCTCGTGCAGCATACGCACTTGCAGTCATAGCGATAGAGTTTTGGTACTCTGGGTTATAAGCTAATTCATTTACTCTATTAGCCCAAGGTATTGACGATCCATCCATGAATCGTATTGGAAGTTTTAGGATATCAATTTTTGGTACCATAAAGTTTTCCTTTGGTGGTTTTAAGACATTATCCCCAAAATAATCTCTGAAAACCACGTGTTTACCATCTTTTCTTTGTAATGTTCCTGACAAGCCTATCTTATATCTAGCACAACTTTTATCTACAATTCTTGAAAAAGTTGGACTACTAACATGATGCATCTCATCAAGTATGATCAATCCAAACTCTTGTCTTATCTCTGGAATCTTTCTGTAAAGTGTTTGTATATTGCCAACTACTACTGGAGCATCTATTTCAAATTTACCACTACCTATAATGCCAGGCTGA